ATGCCCCGATATTATAAAATCAGCCGCTCCTGGGAAGGCAGGAGATACATATACAGGAATGATGTCCTTCTGGAAGCCATTGTCACTTCAGATACAAATCAGAATACAGAGGAAACACTGATTCAATGGTTAAATGACCAAGAAAAGGGAACCACTACCGTCGATTATAAAAATATCACGTGCTGGTATTACGGTGGAGTGTGGCTGCATTATCTCATTAACAATGATGCACTGTCTTTATATATGCATTCAAGCGGTGAAGACGCTTTTGATTCGATCCATTTCTGTGCCCGTGAAATAGCAAGGATATTCTATAAAAATCATCCTGGTATTAATATCCGTTGGATTGAGCATCCACACAAACGCAACAATCTCAGACAAACATCAATAAACAGTGAGTCATAAAAAACCCCACCAGGCGGCAGGGTTTCGATGATTCATTTTGTTTAGGTACAACTTCACATGATTAGAAGCATACACGACAGTTTCAGACAAAATCAAGCTATATGTCGTGAAAATACTAAATTTTGTTGAAATCATCGCTAAAACTGGTCGCATTCTGAAAAGCAGCATCAGCCTTACGCTCTTCCCGGTAACAAATATCTACCAGCGCCTCCAGGAATGGTTTCCAGTTGCGGGTCCATGTTCTGACATGTAATTCCGGAACTCGCCTGAGAATCGCTTTATATGCAGCCGTAGAGGGTACCGGAGAAAAACCATTTCCGGAACAGCGTTCACAGGTTTTGAACACCGGTACACCTCTTTCTTTTGTCGCAATACGGTCGAGCACTTCACCTTTTCCACCGCAACGGCACCGGGCGAACAGCTCACCTTTACCGTTACATGCCACACATGCACGCCTGACCAGTTCGTGCTTGATTTTCGGAGGCACGATTTCCATACCGTCAGAGTTGAAGACTCCAGGATGTTTTATCACATCCTCATACTGAGAGGTTAATCCGCTGCCTTTGCAGGTGTGACAGGTCACGCTGGTAGCTGCCGAACGGGAATACTCAGCAAAGGCAAACTGCGCCAGTACCAGCATACACCAGCCAAATTCACCACCTGCAGCTTTGCGCACGTTCTTCGGTGCAGTATCCATCGCGTGACGCGCCAGCGCCTGCACAGCCTGTTGTTCATCCGTTTTGCTGATCCCGGCCTTTCCGAAGAAAGCAGCCAGACCGAATCGAGCGCGGCTGCTGGTGGTACCGATAGCGACCATTATATCGGTACCGGTGATACGATCCGGAGAGGTTCCTTTCACGTCGTCGCTGATGTGCATACCCTGCGGGCTGAAGTGTTTGAGGGAGGATTCCAGTTTCATTCTTCACACTCTCCAACCAGATTAAGAATAACCGCCGCGCCTTTGTCTTCCATATATTCATCCTTTCCGCTTGCCAGAAACCAGCGGCACACCTCTACGGCTTCAGCACGCGACAAGGGTTTGATTGTTGTCAGCAATTTTTCGAGATAACGCTCACGGTCATACACTGATTTATGATGTTCAGAATAACCATATCCGTGACCGAGTTCCCTGCCTGCAGTGTGGCGAACCTGATAAAGCCAGTTCCAGTAAATAAATTCACGTACCACATCTGACAGCGTATGGGGCTCAGGCAATACGTCACGGTAGCCGTCTACCATAACGCGGCGCTGTTCATCAATTTCAAACATGCGGCCGCCGCCAATATGACCGGCTTCGAGTTCCTCCGGAGTCCATCCCCAGTCATAATCATCAATGAATTTTGCAGAAGACTTAATAACTCGCTCGGCCTCAACATCCTCCATTGCAGATTCATAGCTACCGAACGTAGCGCGCACTTCAGCAGCCTTTTTGATATTCTCCCGAGCTGCTTTAATAGCGTTCGCGGGGTTATTCATGCCGATGGTACCGAAGGCGATCTGGAAAGGATCACCACCATTCGCCATCAGGTAACGGAAATACTGTTCCTCGGCCTCTTTTGGAGAGATTTTAATTTTCTCCAGCGCGGCTTCGGCTGCGTCCAGATGTGCAGGTTCGTTCAGCCGGATAACTTCCAGAACCCATAGATAGGCGTCGGTCTGTTTATGCCCGGTAATTCTCCGTTGCACAGGCAAAGGCTTAATATTTGCCAGGGCGGAGCTGTGCGCTGCCGTCGGGATGGAGAATAGTGCTTTATGTTCATTGTTATCTGTACGCATTACGCTGCCGCCTTTTTCTTGTGGAAAACCAGCTCACGAACCTGATCGCCATTCATGAGCGTATTGTTGAAATCACCGTGATCAGGCCAGTACACACTGACACGCTGCAGGTCGTTCTTTGCCATCAGATTGGCATGAGCACATTCGTAAGCCGCAGCCAGTCCGGTAGCGCTGTTCTCGTCACGGTCGGCAAAAATAATCAGGTGCAGAACGCCTGCTGGTACGCGGAACTTTTTCATAAAGCCGCTGTTAATCGTTGCCCAGGTGTTCACTTTATAAATCTGGTGCGCTGATAAAGCGGTTTCGATGCCTTCGGCGATGCCAAGTGTGCTGGCGACAGGAAACATGCGGATCGCTACTGAACGAGCGTGATCCAGATAGTTATCTTCCTGCAGGGATTTGAGGCGCTTTGCACTGCTACCGATGTCTGCTTTTTTGGCACCATCAAGCAGAGTCTGATGCAGATAGCACAACTCCCCTTTGTCGTCAGTAGCCAGGGAATAAAGAGACTGGAATACACACCCGTTGTGTCTCTGCTTAGCATTGAACCGGATCGCCTCAGCAGGAAGGTTGAATATTCCACGAGAGTTAAGATACGCAGCGCCGGATGTGCCACGCAGTGCCTCCAGCTTAGAGAACTTGCTCAACACACGCTTGCGTAAGCTGGTGGCGCTGCTGTTTACCGGAATTTTCACCCGCTGGTAATCATTTCCGATCAGATGGTCTATTTCGGTGCAAATCTCGTTAAATGGCTTCCCCTGTGTCAGTGTGACAAGTTTCATACCATCGCCACTACCACATACACAGATCCATGTCCCGGCACCGTCACGGTCGTCAATGCGGAACTTGCCACGTGCACCGCATACCGGGCATTCGCCCCTGAAGTGATTTTTTCCGGTTATCGGCGGCAGGTCGAAATGCTCTAAAATTTCAGGCCAGCGGCCTTTCGCCGCTTCTGCTGTTTTCACGCGGTTCTTCTCCCAAGCATACTGCGAATATTCTCTACCTGGCGTTTTGCACTTATTACCTTGTGGGTAATGTCTGAGTCGGGAACGGGGCTGGCAGTTTCAGCTGATGCGGCCGCCTTCCCCTTTCCTTTTGCATATCTGATAAGTTTGTGTCTGATGTAGTTGCTTACTTCCGGGGTAATTTCCATCGGGAAGTCACTCAGGTCATTCGGCCATTCACCGAACTTTTCCCGGAAGGTGTGAGCGCACCAGCCATCACTGACGGGCTTTTTCCCCTGCGATACGCGCTGGCGCTGATAAAACTTGATCTGACTCCACCAGGCCTGTTTCTGTGCCTTTGTAGGTTGGTGCTGGTTTTTACCCAGCTTTTTGAGTTTGCGGCCGGTGTCGGTATCGACGTCCTCACCGCCCAGCGGCTTGTGCCCACATTTCGTGCAGACGTACACACCAGCGGGTTTGATGTAGTGGCATTGTGAGCATTCGTGCGGCAGCTTTTCGGCCCGTTCCTCAGCTGCGCGGCGCGCGCTTTCCTCCATGCCGTCAGACTTGCCGGGAAGATCGTCATACTCGATTGAATCCGGATAACCAAGGCGGTGCACGGTGCCGCTGTGATCGAAGATGAGGCAGGACTCTTTACCCGGAGCGGTGCGCAGGCCACGCCCGAGCGCCTGCAGCCAGCGAATTTCGCTTTTGGTTGGCCTGGCGTAGATGATGCAGCGAACGTCACTGTCGAAGCCGGCCACCAGAACGCCCACACTAACGATGATTTTCGTTGCACCTGTTTCAAAGCGGTGAATGATGGTCTGACGCTCATCCACCGGAGTGTCGGCGGTCATGACCTCAGCGTTAACACCCGCCAGGTTAAACTGGATTGTCAGGTAATTGGCGTGGGCTACGTTGACGCAGAAAGCGATGGTAGGCAGATCCCGGCCATTCTCCAGCCAGTTCTGAACGATGTCGCCCACCAGCGTAGAGCCACACATGATTTCAGCCAGTTGTGTTTCGTTGTAATCGTTGCCGTACTCAAGCGAAGACTTGGTTTTTACGCCTTTCAGATCCGGCTTTGTTGGCGCGTAAAATTCGTATTTACTCAGATCGCCACGCTGGATCAGTTCACCGATGGTGGTCGGCTTAATCAGTCGGTCATAGTATTTGCCCAGGAACGGGGAAAACGGCGTACCCGACAGTCCGATTACTTTTACGCCGCTGGCGCGCAGACGCTCAATATCCTGGAGGATGCGTTTTTTGCGCAGATGTGCTTCGTCGATAATCAGCAGATCGATGTTGTCAGGAAACACACGGCGAATCAGAGTGTCGGCGCTGGCAATCTGGATTTTCCGGTCTGGATCGTAGTTGGGGTGATCCGCCCAGATATAGCCGATTTCATCCCCCGGCAACCCATACTCCACGAACCGATTAGCCGTCTGACCGATCAGGATAGTGTACGGTGCACAGAACAGGACGCGCATTCCGCGACTAACGAAACCGTCAACGATAAACGCTGCTAACCCCGTTTTGCCGCTGCCAGTGGGCGCATAAACCATGAAAGTATTATGTGACTTCCAATCGCGGCGCAGCATGTCCAGCGCGCGTTCCTGGGCAAAATTTGGCGTGATGGTCAGCATTGTCCGGCCCCCATATCGATGCGATAATGATTTTGTGATGTGGTTTTCATAGATTCCCCCTCACATGGCTGGTGGCCTCCCCAAAGGCAGCCAGCCTCCCTTCAGATTCCGTTCCCCTGAAATTCACTCTTCCAGGAAAACCCTTACGTTTTTCAGTGTCTGACCTTTATGTACTATCTTGCTGATACAGGCGTTTTTATTACTGCCCTACTACAGAGATCTACTTAACCTATGGATCTCTCCTGTTGGAAAAGGCGCTATTCCTTCCCCTACACCCAATCCCCCCCCTTACCCCCCTTTCCCTCTTCCCCATAAAAACGTACTACCTTCCTAGTACATATGAGGGTTTGGGTCAGTTGGTTGCCAACCTGAACAGGCACCTTTAAGCCTGTTTCTGTTCGGGTACCTTTAAACCCGAAACAATCAGGAGCGCGATTGCGATCCTGCCAGGGGAGGTTCGGCGGTGTACCCCTGTAAAGCTCTGCCGTGATTTCTCACGAACAGGCGAAGCCTTGTGTTTGCCTCATGCCTTGCCCGGTTCTCCTTTCGGTATGAAATAGGCTCGGCATCGAAGGCTTCCTGGTAGACAGCGGCATAACGCAGAACCGCTTTCTGCCGTACAGCTGGTGTTAGTCTTTCTAACTGCTGAATAATCCAGTCCTTATCTGCTTGCCCGTAAATTTCAGGCATTTCCTGTAGTGTTCTGATTGGCATTTCCATCAGGAAAGAACCTCTCTGGATAAAGGATCTGAATTTCTGTTAATTCCGTACAAAACAGCTTGGCTAGTTTTTCAGCCAGTTCCGGTGATGGACGCTGAATACCTCGCTCCATGCGGCTGAGATTGCCCGGGTCGCACTTGGTTTGTGTTGCGACCTCCTGAATGGTCATCTTTGCATTGAGTCGAGCTTTGCGTAGTGGTGTCGTAAACATGCGCATAACCCTCTATGTTTTTAACGCATATTATGCGCACTAAACATAATTTGCAAGGTAAGTTGTGTAGATAACAAATTTATGTATAAAATACATATTGCAGAACTGCATGGGGGAAATGTTTGTGAAAGTGGGACAAAAGATTCGTGAATTACGCAAAGCCCGAAAAATGACTATTACGCAGTTAGCAGCTTTGACTGACTGGGATGTAGGAAACATTTCTCGACTTGAGCGAGGCATGCAGGGCTACAGTGCGCAAAGCATACAAAAAATTGCGGAAGCTCTCCAAGTGCCTGTATCTGAGCTATTTTCAACTGAAACAGATAGTGATACTGTAAATAAATACAGTGTTCTTTCACTCTCACATCAGAGGAGAAATGATGTGTATCGAGTCGATGTTATGGATGTTTCAGCAAGTGCAGGCAATGGTAATTCTAGCCGTGATTTTATCGAAGTAATCAGCTCGATAGAGTACGTGACGGAAGAGGCAAAAACTCTTTTCGGGCATCGGCCAGCCAACCAAGTAAAACTCATCAACGTTCGAGGCGATAGTATGCAAGGTACAATTGAGCCTGGTGATCTAATTTTTGTTGACATTGGCGTTAACTACTTTGATGGTGACGGTATCTACGTATTTGATTTTAGCGGGGACCTGTACGTTAAACGCTTACAGAAAATCAAGAGCCAATTGCTCGTTCTGTCTGATAACCCCCTCTACAAAGAGTGGCAAATCACCAAGGAAGAAATGGAAATGTTACATGTTTGTGGCAAGGTGTTACTTAGCCAATCTCAACAAATTCGACGCCACGCCTAAGCCAACCCAACTGATATTAAAAGAGCCTATCGGCTCTTTTTTTGTATCTAAAACATATTTATTATCTATATAATTCAGAAACTTAATTTCAAAATATGTTTTAAGCACATATTTATGTTTGACAGACATTTTTGGTGATCGTATGCTTATTTCATCGGCAAACAACGGAGCCAGTGACATGACTATCAAAGCAACTACCAAAAACTTCATCCAGCTCGTAGATATTAAAGACTTCCGCTTCGAAGGAGATTGTTCAAATATTGATTACGGCAATATCGCTGGTGACTGCAATTCAAAAACCATTTCTCTTCTCGAAGCGATTAGCCATATCAGTTTGAACATAGCTTCGTTGAGCTTTGGCGGTGAAGATAAAAAAGAAAGGATCGGACAACTCTCTGGTGTTATTTCGGATCTGGCTGAATTAGCAATAGCAACGAATAAAATATCTCAGATCGCGGCATTTCTCTCAGGTGCACAAGGTAGCAATCATGGCTGATATTTCTTTAGAACAAGCAACCGAAAAAGCATGTCAGGTCGAAAGTCTGTTACGAATGTTCGAAAGCTACCCGGACACGTTGAGCGAAACGGAATTATCATCTGTAATCACTTTAATCCGTCGCTTATCTGGTGAAGTACATACATGGCTTATCGAAGAGCAGGCAGACAGGGGGAAGGATAAATGACTATATCTTTAATCTCAGACAGAAACAGGGTTAAACAGGCTGAAGCTGTGCTTGCTGCGTGGCTTGAAAGTTCAAGAGATGATTACGAAGCGACATTAATATCAGCCATCATCACTCTGATCGAGGGTGTAGAAGAATCGATTAAAGAAGCAGATACAAAACTGGATAGTTTAATTAAAAAATAAACCCGGACTAAATAAATTCACAGTGCCTTAAACGGCAGGGATATCTATAACCTGAATTTACGAGAGGGTTAATCATGACTTTCATCAAAGACAAAGCTGCGTTTAAAACAGCCCAACTCTTTTATGCCTCCGGCTACAGCATTATCGCAGAATTGTTTTTACGCAAAGCATACGGAAGGTAAATATGTGGAACCCGGAAGAAAATGACAATATTGAAGACGCGGCGATCTCCGCCAGAAGTCTTAATGAACTACTGGATCTAATGTACATCAGCTTTAAAAAAATGAACCATCTCCAGACTGAGAGACTCCTAGGTCTTGCCCTCAATATCTCATCAGATATTTCTGTCTGGATAGATGAAGAGGAGAAGCGCCGTGAAAAACAACACAATTGAAATTTACCGTCGTCGCATTGCAATTGCTGCACTGGAGAGGATGAAGCATAAGACAGGTAGCAACTGTGTCATCGTTAATATGCCCGATGGTGATATTCATAAGATAGACTTTGACGAAAAATCAATGCTGAAACTGTTAATGCGTTTTGAAAGACAGGCATGCAGTGAATACGGAATTTCAGAATCCACTTCTTTTATTCGCAGTACGTATATGAACAGCCTTGATATTAACGGGCATACGGAATACCTGACTGAGACAGGAAAACTTATTGTTGATGAGTTACTCGGTGAAGTCATTACCTGGGCAAAAGAGAAATATTTCAGCGGAGGAATTAACTGATGAACTCACAGCAAACGATGACATATTGCGGCATGCAGATCCCACCACCAGTTCTGAATATCGATCTGCACGTTTTGCCGAACTTCACTGGGCGCATGGTTCTTTATATCGAAAACGGGCGTGTTATATGCGATCGGCAACTTCTGGATGATGAACACGTTTGTTCTCTGGACTCTTTTATCGAAATAGCTCGTGAAGCAGGAATCCGTTTTGAGGAGATATCAAATGTTGGATAACCGCACCGCCAGCGCCATTGACCTGGCATTACAGAAGCACCATACGCCAGTCGGCGACCTTTACGCTGCTATCCGGCACGGGCGCATGAAGCGTTGTTTTAGTCGGGACACTGCGATCCGCTGGCTGGCCCACTTTCTGACATCGCACTCTTTCACACGGTCCGGCTTAAAGCAGCGCCACCCTGATTTTCTGGTTGAGCAGGACCATGGCGAACAGGTATGGCGCCGTGGCGAAACCACCGACGCATACCATCGCGCCCACCAGCGCACCATTCGCCGCCTGCGCCTGATTCTGGCCCGTAAGCGTGAAATGGAAAAGTGGTGCCAGAAATGGGACTCGATGCACAACCGCTACGTGAAAGAGCGGGAAGAACTTCAGGCCAGTAAACCGTTTTGAGGAAAAATCAGATGAACACGGTAACGATCAACAACAAACAACTTCCGGCAGTCGAATATCACGGTCAGCGCGTTGTGACGCTGGCGATGATTGATGAAGTCCACCAGCGACCGGAAGGCACCGCGCGTGCCGCATTCAACCGCAATCGTGAGCATTTCATCAACGGTGTGGATTATGCCGAATTAGGTGCGGACGTAATACGTACGGACCTCCCGGAAGGAACGTTCTCTAAATTTGCACCATCAGGGATTGTACTTTTCGAGTCAGGCTACCTGATGTTAACGAAGCCATTCAATGACGATCTGGCCTGGCAGGTTCAGCGAGAGCTGATCAATAGCTACTTCCGCACTGGCGCGCCGCTGACGGAAATCGAAATGATCGCAGCAATGGCCGCCGACGCCGTTCGCCAGCAGAAACGCCTGAATCAAGTCGAAGTAAGGATCGAGACAGTAACCGAAGCCGTCGAGAACATCAAACGCGGAAATATGCGCGCCGGATATGTCGGCTATCGCCAGGTGGTCGCAAAAAGCGGAATGACTGACGCAAAGTGCCGGAATCTGGTTAACGCTTACCGCATCCCCACCGATACGCATGAATTTATGACACCTGACGGCCTTTTGTCCCGCCGGGCTATCGTTGAACTTGAGCCGTTCATGGAAGCCTTTCATCAGATGATGTCAGAAGCTGAACCACGCGGCACACGCTGGTATCACCCGAAAATGGGGCTGTTTCAGGCTATCGGCTGGGAGGGCAAAGCATGATCATCCAGTCAAAACTCATTCGCGCTGCTCTGGTATGTGCTGCTAAAAACGATGTCCGTTATTACCTGAATGGAATTCACATCAACCCGAAGTATCTCGAGGCGACCAACGGTCATGTAGCACTACGCATGGAGCATGGCATCCGGACAAAGAAAAACATCATCGTTCAGTTCGAAGGACCTGTTCCGGCGAAAGCCGAAACTACCGAACTGGTATTCAACAAAGAAGCGTTTGCTATTCACCGGGACGCATTCGAACGCCGAATTTCAATCACGGGTATCAAACTGGTTGATGGACTTTTTCCTGATATGGAGCGAGTGATCCCGAAAAAAGTGGATTTCAGCATCAATCCGGTTATCCAGGCTGAATACCTCAGCTATCCGGAAAAGATGTTTGGTCGCGAGCGGAAGTTTATTCCCGTTCAGTTGCGCCCTTCAGGTGAGCATGGAGCGGTTCGTATTCAGTTCGATCCGGTAATTAATTCAACATACGGTAACCCTGAATTCGTTGTGATGCCGTGCCGTGATGATGCGTTCAAAATTGTCGAGGAGCATCTGGGATGAAAATCGAATACCAGGACTATGGCGCCGTGGCGAACATTGTGATCACCAGCACGGTGTTTGAGTTCCGTAAACATAACCGTGTGGTAGACGTCACGCTGCTCTGCACACAAGGAATAGTTGCAAACCGCAGTGGCATGTTCTTCATGAAGACGGTTTTGTCCGGTAAATCCCGCGACATGCTGCGTGCGTATAAAACTGTTCAGCGGGAGGCGACACGATGAACAAAGGCCAGCAATCAGCCTATCCATGCCCGCGCATCGATACTCCCCGTGGCATGACTTACCGCCAGCACCTCGTTGTACAGATAGCGCCGGTAATGCTCACGAATTTTTTTAGCAATGATGCATGGCAGGATTACGACGACCTCGCCAAAACACTGGTGATGGCTGTAGATGCCATCATCGAAGCTGAGAGGGAGACAGCGGAATGAGCAAAATTACTAACCAGGTAGTGCTTATCCATAAGCGCGAAAACAGTGATACCTACGCCGTTGCGATCACCAGCGGTAGCCAGGACTATCACGACGCCGTTCTAATGGCGACGATGGAAGCGGATATGACTGGCGAAAAATGGGGGCATGAAGTTAACGAGGCCACCTATGGTAAACAGTTGACCATCACCCTGCCAGATATCACGTCAAAGGCGTTCTGGAGCGGTACCGGAAAGAGCGAAACATTTCATCCTGAAACCTATAAACGCCAGGTGAAAGAAGCTATTGAGCGGAGTTGTGTTATCGCCGGGATCGGCGTGGAGGTGAAGTAATGACCAGCAAACGCCGTCTCAGACGCAAGCAGTGCGGATGTAAAAAAAGACATAAAACAGCTTACGGTGCACAGATTGAACTCTGGATTATTCGTAAACGTTACGGACATCTGGGGCAGATGGGCGTTTACCGCTGTCAGTTCTGCAATAACTATCACGTCGGGCATACACCAGGGCGTAATGGGATCGGTTCAGGTTACGGGAAGTGGAGATGAACAAAGAATTTGAGATATGGGTGATCCGGAGGTATGGGAACCGCTATGACCTGACGCGTGACGATTACGGATTCTACTGCCGGGAAGTGGTTAAGCGAATGTTTGAAGTGTGGTGCCACTGCCGTGGACTGAACGTGGTGTGAGGAGCTGGTATGCAGACAATTATTCAACTGGTTCCCAATGAGTGGGTTACCGATAAATTATTGATAGCGGTTACTGGTCTGAAACCTGGAACCATTTTACGGGCGCGCAAGGAATCATGGTTGCTCGGGCGGGAGTATAAACACGTAGCACCAGACGGGCATCCCAAGCCCACCAGCGAGTGTCTGTACCACATTCCGACAATAAATCGCTGGATCAAGAATCTGCCAGATCCGGACTTCGATCTTTGACTTAATCTGATGAGGATGTAATCTGATGAAGCTCTTGGACGCAGGAGGAATTATGGCTAAACCGGCCTATCCAACCGGCGTTGAAAACCACGGAGGTAAACTCCGGATCTGCTTCCACTACAAAGGGAAGCGCGTACGTGAAAATCTGGGGGTGCCTGACACCCCTAAAAATCGCAAAATTGCAGGTGAGTTACGGGCGTCTGTCTGTTTTTTGATTAAGACAGGTAGTTTTAACTATGCGGAACGGTTTCCTGACTCGCCAAACCTGAAACAGTTCGGCGTGGTGAATAAAGATATCACCATCGCTAAACTGGCGGATAAATGGCTCGGGCTCAAGGAAATGGAAATATCGAGAAACACGATGATTCGTTATGAGTCGATCGTGAAAACGAGTGTTTCTTTGCTTGGGGGGCAGGTTCTTGCTTCTGCTGTAACACAGGAGGATCTGCTTGTTTTCAGGCGGGAACTGATGACTGGTTATCAGATAGTGAGGCCAAACCGTGAATTAACACCGAAGGGACGTAGCGTAGCAACAGTAAACTCTTATATGGGGATTATCTGTGGGATGTTCCAGTTTGCAGCGAGCAACGGTTATATTTCACAAAACCCGTTCAGTGAAATATCTACGCTGAAACGCGCAAAAACTGAACCAGATCCACTTACAAGGGAAGAGTTTACGCGACTCATTGACGCCTGCCACCACCAGCAAATCAAAAATATCTGGTCACTTGCAGTTTACACCGGCCTGCGACATGGAGAATTGTGCGCGCTGGCGTGGGAGGACATTGATATTAAAGCGGGGACTTTGGTTGTCAGGAGAAACTACACTCAGGCTAAAGAGTTCACCCTGCCGAAAACCCAAGCAGGAACCGACAGGGTGATACATCTGATACAACCTGCGATTGATGCATTAAAAAATCAGGCATCATTCACAAAGCTGGGTAAACAGCATAAAGTTGAGGTGAAGCTACGCGAATTTGGCCGGACAAGCGCACATTCATGTACCTTCGTATTCAACCCTCAGCTTACCACACGCTCAGGAAAGTCCGGAACGCATTATGCTGCAACGTCACTAAACAGGATATGGGAATCAGCGATGAGACGAGCTGGTTTACGATACAGGAAAGCGTATCAGTCCCGACACACTTATGCCTGCTGGTCACTCGCCGCTGGCGCCAATCCCAATTTTATTGCCGCACAAATGGGGCATGCAAATGCTCAGATGGTCTATACAGTATATGGTGCATGGATGGCCGACAACAACCAGTCACAGGTTGATATACTGAATCAGAGACTGGCGGCCACTGCCCCAAGAGTGCCCCAAGCAGGGTTGTTAAAAAATTTAATTTAG